AATATCATAGTGAATATTATACTCAACAAAAAAATGACTTCTGCGGCGTTCTGTCGCAGTTTGTGGCTTGTTTGCCTTATTTGCCTTAGTTTGCCTTATTTGATTAAAGTTCCCTTATTAGTGATATAGGCTTTAACTCTAGCTATTATATAACTTACTTACTTATAACTAATTAATAAAAGGAATGAAGAGAATGAAAAGAATTAAAGAGAAGATATTATATGTTTTATTTTGGATTATATTAATTGCATTTACTTTGATTGCTTCCGCATTAATAAAATAAATGTTGTCTTGTTTGTCTTGCTTGATGTGTTGCTATGGATATTAAAGAGAATGAGAAGACAAAAACAAAAGAGAATAGATAAGAGAAAACAAAAAGTATAACACCAAACGAAAAAAACAGACTAGCTCTAACAAACGAAAAAATAAAATAGAAGCCAAAGGCTACCCATAACCGCTTTATATATCCTCTGCGGTGTGCCTATTACTACGCTTGAGCCTTATATAGGAAGCGACCCGCCATATTGAAGCGGGGTTATCCCCAATTTTTAAAATTTTTATGCCCCCTTTGGGGGAGCGTGGCTCTCGCCGTAAGCGTGATACCTACTCAAATTTTTCTACTGAATATTAGCTTCTAGGCTTTTCATTATCTGAGACAAGTCTATAGCTCTTTCATCAGTCTGTTGAGCCCACTTTGAGTCCAACATTTCTATACTAGCGTCTTGGTATCTACCATCTTTAATTAATTTTAAGGTATTTGTAAACTTAGAGACACCATTATATCCCATTTGGTATATCATTTCTGTTACTATACCTACTGCTGTAGGGTGGACATTACTGTCTCCTAACAGTTTTAAAGCTCCATCGTGAGCGTTCTTAAAGTCTTTCTCAAAGACACCTTCCCAATACTCCTTAGTGTAACCACCTTCAGGTTCTACTTCTCCTGCTTGAATAACGTGACCAAAACCTGCTGTAGAGAAGTTTTCTTTTACTACTTTTCCATCTGTTGTCTTATATTCAAGATTATAAGGTAATTCTCTATAACCTTCGTGTTTTTTAATTCTCTTTTTTAAATATTCTATTTCAGTATTATCCATTTGTTTCGTATGTCCTATCGTTATCCCTAGAAGTATCGCAGTTACAAGACCCACAACAATTATCTTGATGAGTCTCTTTGTCGCAGTGGCACTCGTGTCCACAATTTTCACATTTCTCCATAATTCTATCTGCATAAGAAGAGTGAGTAAGTAAACAGCTATAGTAATAGCTTTAACCTTTGTCTTCCCTAATACGGGTACTTAAATGAACCTATCCCGTTTAGGTTGTATACCTACTGTGTGCTCCATAAACCTTTCTAAGTCTTTATTGATTAGTTCGTCTTTATGTTGTTGATAAGATAAAGTTTGGTCTCTGTCCATTCTTTCAACCCAATAATTAGCCGCAATAGCTAATGCGTCAATTTGGTCATCGTGTCTTAACGCACCTTTATCTCTAGTTATTCTAGTCATTTGCCTAAACAGTTGATGATTAGGTTCTAACTTGAAGTCTTCTTTTATTGTATTCTCGTCTACCACTAGCCTATGAGTATTCATAATAGGCTCTAAGGTATCTATAATTCTTTTCTCTTTTTGTATATTATGCCTTACCTCTTCAATTTGGCAAGGGTGTATTCTAGCCATAACAGGCTTTAATAACGCTGTAGCCATACCATCACCAAAGTTAGATTCAATAACCACGTTATTCACTTTGTTACGTTTAGCTATAGCTGAAAGCTCTTCTAAGGTAGCATCTGAGTAACCACCATCTAAAGCTCCTATGTCGGTCAAATAAAGCACTCCGTGAAGCATTTTAAGCACCGCATACGCTGTTTTGTCTTCTCCCCGACCCGCAGGGTCTATAGACATAGCCACCCCTTCAAAATCTGTATATTCTTCAGATAAGTGTAAAGGAGCAACATAATAATCACCCTTTAATCCTACATTAGGTATCTCAGGGTCTACCCCTTTTAATTGTTGAGTACCTGAAGCCCACTGAATTTGAGCAGGAGCTTTTTTCCAAGTAGTACAACCTGAAGCTACAATTAAGTCATTGAGCTTTAAAGGGTATCTATTAGCGTCAGACATTGTAGTGTCTAACATAAACTGTAAGTTAAATCCTGAACGTCCATAGGAAGACAAACGCTCTAATAAATCTATACCATCAAATCTTTGAGGGTCTGTAGGTTCACCTTCTTTATCTGTAATATTAGAAATAATAGTAGACAGTTTACTACCATAACCAATCGTTTGTTCTTTAGTTGGATATAACGCTGTCCATATTTTTGTCTTATAACCTCTTTCCTCTAATGTGTTATATAAACTCATTTCAGTTTGAGGTGTTCCTAAGAATATGATACGACCCACATCGGGTTTAATAATCGCATCAAATTCTTTCACAGTTTCACTTAATCTATCTCTCATTAACTGAGTCTGTGAGTTATTTGCTGACTCTACGTCATCGGCAATAATTAAATCTGCACGAGAACCTGTAAGCTGTCCTGTAATACCCATAGATTTCACACTAGGTGCGTGAGAAGCGGTAGCAGGAGCTACATCAAAACTAATTTTAGAATGTCTTTGGTCATCTCTAGGAATTAGATGTTGTAATATTGGCATTTCATTGATTAGTCTTTGAGTAAAGGTACTAAAGTCATCAGCTCTATTTTTAGAAGCTGAAACTACCAATATATTCCTTTGAGGATTTAGTAAAAGTTGGTGACAGACAAATGCTGAAGTAATCCAAGATTTACCAACGCCTCTGAAGGCTTCTATAACTAATCTACGTTCATTTGACTGTAGATAGTCTGCTATATCATATTGTATGGGAGTTGGGTTAGGTAGGTTTAGAAACTTCCAACATAAATACAAAAAATTCTTAAAATTTTTTAAGCGATTATCCATTTGTGTCAAAAGGTACTTTCTCAAGAATATTATCAGGTTTTGCACCTAATTTTTCAGAGCTATAAGTTTTACAAACTTCTAAACATACTTTCATTTCTGAAGCAGTTAGCTCTTGTCCTGATTTTAATTTTTGGTATGCGTGTTTAACTAATAATTCAGGTAATTCTTCTATAATTTTTTCTATTCTAACGCCCTTGTGCTCTATATCGTTTTTTTGTGACACTTTTGTTTGGACTTTTTGCGTGTCGCCATTTTCTTTTTTTGGGCTTTGGTTTAACATAATTGTTTACTCCCCACTTCGGTGCTTTTGCCATTTATTTCTTTTCTCGGTGTTTGTAGTATTTGTGATATACTTCTTTTTTGTAAGCCCACATAGATATTCTTGTTGTAATTCGGTGTATAAATCTTATTATGCTCAGAATCATAAGAAGACTCCTTTGTAAAGTTTGTTGCTTTGTCTAGGGTACAATAACCCACAAAATAGAAAAAGAAAAATGCGTAAATTAAAGGTTTTAATTTTAGCATATATTAAGCATCTTGTTCAAATGCTGACGGCTTTCCTTCCTCTACTGGTTTCATTTGTTCTTTCCATTGTTCTTCCGATACACAGTTATAAAACATTCTAACTTGCATATGTTTGAACTCTTGAACACCTACAGTGTCCATATAAGTTTCAGCTATTTCTGCAATAGCATAATAGCCTTTTTTATAACATTGTTCTTCATTTGTAAACTCCCATTTTGCATTAGTCATTGGGGGTAGACAACCTAAATTAGAACATATTGTAATTATGAGTAAAATCTTACTCATAACTATAGTCACTATCTACTTTTTTCTTCTTTTTTAATAATTTAAAGATTTGATTATGTTGTTTCATAATCTTTTTATCTTTATTATTAGCTTTCTTTAATTCTGTTTTAATATCATTAACATCTTTTAATAAATTCTCTATATCAAGTTTCATACGCACTTGATTTTCAACTACTTCAGTTTTACTTTCTTCAGCATATTTTTCATAAAGGATATTAACTTTACTATCAATTTTACTGACATACCAAACTAATCCTATAGCTTGTAGTAGAACCGCAAAAATTAAAGCGGCGTTAAATTTCATTCCATTCATATTATTTAATTATTTTAAGTATTTTCTTTTGTCCCATATATATTTCAGTTGTAGCTTTTACTTTTTCACATTTAAAAACTACGGATTCAGGATTGACCTCTTTAATCGCAACCCTCTTGGATTTAAGGCAGTCGCTTAATGATTTTTTATAGGTATGTTCTATTAAATTTCCATTTAGATATAACATTAATCCAAAAACCATTTCAACCATTAGTGTCCACTCCCATTTCTTATTAATTTTTCTACATCTTCATTTAATTTCTTAACTTGTTCTTTTAAGAAATCAATATTAACTTTATTATTTCTCATACCTTTTAACTCTGCGTCCATATTCTCAATCAAGCCGCTCATATGCTCCACGAGCATAAAAAGCTCCGCTTCTCCACTTGATTGACCTAATTCTCCACGAGGGTATTTGATTCTAAATTCTGTATTCTGATTTAAGTCTTTTTCCATTAACTCTAAAGTCGTACTATGTTTATTTAGAGTCTCTTGTATGCCAAAAAATGCGTACACCCCAACGGCTACGGCTGAGATTATTCCTATTAAATTACGCATAGGCATAGAAATTGCCGTTTTATCCGACACGTCTATTCTATCTTTTTTCATATTATATAAGTAAAGTCTTGATAGTAAGAACTAATTGAGTAAATATTAATATACCCACTGTCCATAAAACTCTATTAATCCCACTTACTTTTTTTTCTAAATGTACTAAGTGATTATCTTTAATAGTGTCTACAGATTGTTGAATTAATTTAATATCGCCTCGTATTCTTTCAACTTCTAAATTTAGTTCATTAATATCTTTCATTATTTTTTTTCCATTGATTATAGCCTTTTACCCAATCTTGACGATGGAGTATGTCCCATTTTGTCCAAGCCCAACCATTAAGTTGTCCTGTCCAACCTTGAATCCATAGTAATATTGCCATTTTAATATTTTTAATCATCGTCATCATCTTCCTTTGGTCTAATTTTACCAAATGTTATTTTATAATTTAATTTTGTTTTTTCTTCCATTTTAGAACTAAAAGGATTAGTAGATATTCCAATAGTTTGTTTCATATTTTCACAACCTGTTAAAAGTACAAAAGCAACCATAAGAATGATTGCTATAGTGCTACCTAAGTATACGTTCCAAAAATTGAAAACTTTACTTAAACTTTTTACCCGATAATAAATTTGTGACAGAAATTCCATAGTTACCCCCTACTACTATAAAGATTAAATATAAATATACGTCAGGTATTTGTTTTAATAAATCAAAATAGTCTTTAGTTTTGGATAACATCGCAGGGTCTCCCCAAAATGTTCCGTATGCTAAAATTCCTAAAGGTGCTAAAATAAAAGAACCAAGAAGTAAATCAAGTATTAAAGAGCCATTTCTTTTAGCTCTTTCATTACCTGTTCTAATTTCTTCTAAGGCTACTCTATGTTTTTGGTCAGATATAGCTCTTCTACGAGACATATATCCGCCGACAAGTTTTCCACCTATATTTAAAAGTGTTCCTATTGGTAGCATTTTCTGTTGTTACTCCTTGTTTATTTATTATAAAACGATTGTATCTGCCTCAGCTTCTGTTAATGCTTCTCCTGCAATTAACTTTGCTTTAGCACTAGCTTTAACATCTACTTTATTATCTTCTTCTGTTTGTAATTCAGTAGCTTTTGTATTTACTGCTGACATATCAATAGAAACTTCATTTCTATTTTCGTCCCAACAAATAACTGAATTATCTGCTTTATCGTCTATTGATTTAACATTAGGATAAAGTTTGTATATTGCTTCGTGTATCATATTATTTTTTCTCCTTATTCATTATGCCATTATTTCCATAGCGATTAATGTACTAACCCCACGAAATGCCGAACTACTATCAGGGTCAGCGGTACTACGATTTAAATATGTAGTATAAGAGCCACCAGAATTTCTAAATTGCAATTTATAAGTACAAGCACTTGTAGTGTTAGGTGTGTCCATTAAATTAAATCCACTACTACTACTTTTGTGTCCATCAGGATTAACATATAAGTTTCCACCAGTTGTTTGTATTCTTGAACTACTTGAATCTCCAACAAATCCAGTTGGTGCAGAATATCCGCCACCACCTATATCTCTTACCATTCTAAAGTAAGAATATTGGTCTAGGTTCATTGTTACTAATTGACCCATAAGTAAAACTTTACTTGTAGAAGCTGAAGGTGTTATTGCTATACTCATACCTGACACATCTGTAAATGAAGTCGCATTAACCGAAGTTGTATCAGTTTTAACTGTTGAAACTATTTGTCCAATTTTTCCACCGACATCAGTTCCCCATTCTGGAGCAGTTGCTCCTGCATTGATTTTAAGAACTTGACCTGCTGTACCTTTAGCTAGTCTTTGTAATCCACTTCCATCTCTATATAAGATGTCGCCTTGTGTAGTAATTGTAGATGTTAAGTCAGTTCCATCTGTTCCTTTAGCCGCTAACTTTGTCCAATAGGTAGCATTAGACGTTGCGTTACCAGTTGAAGCAAGTATACAAATGAAAGTTTCGTTTCCTGACGTTACTATGTCATCAACTACATAAGCAGTTCCACCTGCGTATGCTCCTCTGAATACTG